AATTAAAACTTTTTAATTTTATTAAAAAATATATTGATGAAAATAATATGGCACCTTCTTACGAAGAGATGAAAGTAGGTACGGAAGTATCTAGTAAGTCTTTAATTTTTGTAAAAATTAATCAGTTACAAGAAAGAGGATGGATAGAAAAATTGCCAGGAAAAAATAGGAGTATAGTAATAAAAGTATGAAAACAATAATACTAGGACCTCCGGGAACAGGTAAAACTACAACACTATTAGATTTAGTGGATAAGTTTATTCAACAAGGGGTTAGACCTAAACAGATAGGTTATTTTTCTTTTACAAAGAAAGCCGCAACAGAAGCTGCAAATAGAGCTGCTGAAAAATTTGGATTAGATATTGATAATGATTTAGATAATTTTAGAACCTTACATTCATTGGCTTTTAGAAATTTAGGAATGACTAAAGAAAAGATGATGAAGCAAGAAGACTACAAAGAATTTGGTGAAAAATGTGGTATTCCAATTAAGACAGCTTCGTATTCATCAGAGGATGGTACATTTAATTCTGATAATGAATACTTAACTATTATTAATACAGCACGTGTCAAACGATTAGACTTATTAGACTATTATGATTCTAGAAAAAATATATTAGACATAGAGAGAGGTACTTTATTTTTATTATCAGAAGAATTAAAAAGATTTAAAAAAGAAAAAGGTTTAAAAGATTTTACAGATTTAATAGAAGACTTTATTAGTGAGTCTTTACCAGGAAGTTTAGAAGTATTATTTATTGATGAAGCACAAGATTTATCTCTAATACAATGGGAAATGGTTAGACATCTTTGGAAGTATGCAAAGAAAACTTATATTGCAGGAGATGATGACCAAGCAATTTTTAAATGGGCCGGTGCAGATGTTGATCATTTCATAGCTTTAAAAGAAGAAGTAAATGATATTAAGGTATTAGATCAGTCTTATAGAATACCTGGTGGACCTATACACGAATTGTCTCAAAAAATTATAGGTAAAGTAAATAATAGATTTGAAAAAGATTATAAACCTAGAGATGAGGTGGGTATCTTAAAACGTTATTCTGATATTACTCAAGTAGATATGAGTGAAGGTAATTGGTTAGTACTATCTTCTGCAAATTATTTTTTAGATGATGCTAAAGATTTATGTGAACTACAAGGTTGGTATTATCAATACAAAGGACGTAATTCTATTCCTTTAAAACTATTGTTAGCTTTAAACAATTGGGAACATTGGCGTAAAGGAGAACTATTAAATCATTTAGAGATAAAAAATATTTATGAATACCTTGGAGCAAATGTATTACCTGGATTTCAAAAAGGTAAAACATTACATTCAGATGATAAGTATACCTTAGAAGAATGTAAAAAGGACCACGGTTTAATAACAGATAAAGTTTGGTATGAATCTTTTGAAGGATTGGATACCATTACTGAAAACTACATTCGTAATATGAGGGCGAATGGAGAACATATAAATAAAAACCCTCGTATAACAATGTCAACTATACACGGAGCGAAAGGAGGAGAAGCTGATAAAGTTTTATTGATGCAAGACATAACAAATGCAGCGTTGGAGACGTTTAGTCACGACCCAGATGAATTACATAGATTATTTTATACTGGTGCGACGAGAGCGAAGCGTGAATTGCACGTCTTGGATCCAAAAGATTTTAATCGAGCTTATATAATATGAAGAAACCAAAACTTTATAACTACGAGGTATTTATGAAAGAACGAAAAAAGTTAAAAAAAATGATCAAAGGAATGACTTTAAGTGAAGCAAAAGAATTACTTTATGTTGTTTATTTTGAATACGTAAATTACAGAAATATAGAAGGTAATGAAAACTATAGGAAAACAAATTAAATGAACTGTTGGCATTGTAATAAAGAATTAATATGGGGTGGAGATCACGACACTGAAGATAATGAAGACTATGATATTGTAAGTAATTTATCTTGTCCAAATTGTCATACAGCTGTTGATGTTTGGCATCCATCTGAAAAATTAATAAAAGAATATAAAGATTATGAGGAGAAAAAAAATGACAAGTAAAGATATGTTTAAAGGAACAAACTACGACTCACTAGAAAAGCAGGTAGGTGGGAAACATTACAAAGGTATGAAAATTCAACCTGCTGAATTTATTAATGAAAACAAGTTGCTATTTGCAGAAGGCAACGCTATAAAATATATTTGTAGACATCAATTTAAGGGAAAGGAAGAGGACGTGAAGAAAGCTATACACTATTTAGAAATGATATTAGAGAGAGACTACTCGTGAGAAGTACACAAATCCCATTATTTACTCCTGAAACAGAATGGGTAATGCCTGATGAATTAAAAGATTTAAAAGGTCATAAAGAAATTGCAATTGACTTAGAAACCAATGACCCTCATTTAATGACACTGGGTTCTGGTAATGTTACTGGTAGAGGACACATTGCTGGCGTTGCGGTGGCCGTAGAAGGTTGGGCAGGTTATTTTCCAATCCATCACGAGTCTGGTGGTAATATGGATAGAAATTTAGTTTTATCTTGGCTACAAGATGTATGTAATCAACCTGATACTACGTTTATATTTCACAATGCAATGTATGATGTCTGTTGGTTAAGATCAGCAGGTGTTAATGTTAAAGGTAAGATAGTTGACACTATGATTGCAGCTTCATTAATTGATGAAAATAGAATGTCTTATGCATTAAATACCTTGGCTAAATTTTATGTAGGAATTGGTAAAGACGAAAGTGTTTTAACTGCTGCAGCAAAAGAATATGGATTAGATCCTAAAAAAGATATGTGGAGATTACCCGCGCTTTTTGTTGGACAGTACGCGGAGCGTGATGCGGAAGCTACCTTAAAACTTTGGCAACGATTAAAAGTAGAATTATATAATCAAGAACTAATGGATGTCTTTACATTGGAGACAAAACTATTTCCTTGTTTAGTTGATATGAGATTCAAAGGTGTAAGAGTTGATTTAGACAAAGCAGCTAATATCAAAAAAAATCTTATGCAACGTGAGTCTAAAATTATCAATAAAATCAAAGACTTAACAGGTGTTCACGTAGAAATACACGCAGCTAGATCTATTGCAAAAGCTTTTGATAAATTAAAATTACCTTATGATCGAACGGAGAGAAGTAATGAACCAAGTTTTACAAAAAACTTTTTACAAAATCATCCTCACGAACTACCAAAGTTAATTGCAGATGCAAGAGAGATTAATAAAGCGCACACAACTTTTATTGATTCGATTACAAAACATTCTGTTGATGGTAGAATACACGCAGACATAAATCAAATACGATCAGATCAAGGCGGAACGGTGACGGGTAGGTTCTCTATGAGCAATCCAAACTTACAGCAAATTCCAGCGAGGCATCCGGAACTCGGACCGATGATTAGATCTATTTTTATTCCAGAAGAAAAAACGGTTTGGGGATCGTTTGACTACTCACAACAAGAACCTAGAATTTTAGTTCACTATGCAAAACTTCAAAACTTAAATGGTGTTGATGAAATTGTAGACGCATACAATGCAGGCGATGCAGACTTCCACCAGGTAGTTGCAGATATGGCAGGCATTGAACGTAAGCAAGCTAAAACTATTAACCTTGGTTTGATGTATGGTATGGGTAAAAATAAATTAATGGCTGAACTAGGTTTGATGAAAGAATCTGCAGAAAAATTAATAAAACAATATCACACCAAAGCACCCTTTGTTAAACAGTTAATGGATAATGTATCTCGTAAAGCAAACGACCGAGGTAAGATTAGAACTTTAGGTGGACGTGCGTGTCATTTTGATTTATGGCAACCTGTACAGTTTGGAGTCTTTAAACCTTTACCCTTAGAGATGGCTAGAAAAGAATACGATGAGCCTTTAAAAAGAGCCTTTACTTATAAAGCATTGAATAAGTTAATTCAAGGTAGTGCAGCAGATATGACTAAGAAATCTATGGTGGCTTTGTATGAAAATGGTATAATACCTCATATTCAAATTCACGATGAAGTAGATATTTCTGTAGAATCTGATAAAAAAGCAGAAGAGATAATCAATATTATGGAATCTGCTGTTGAATTAAAAGTTCCCAATAAAGTTGACTATGAAAAAGGAGCCAATTGGGGTGAAATTAAATAATGGCTTATCTAAATGCAGATATACCACCTATTTATTGTAAAGTAAGGAAGGAGTATTTATATGATTTTAAATCACATCAAGGAGAAAGTGAAGAGTGTGTTGTCTTTGGTCTCACAAGTATGGCAGGAGCGGCAACATTATTTCACATTATGTTACCAAACGGCGCAGTCTTTTTTCGATTGCCTATCTCTGCGTTTTTCCAAAAATCGTATGACAGACCCGACGTGCCCGATATGCAAGTCGACGAGTTACAATTGTGGAACAGCTTTAGTTATTATCCTAGTGTTCATAGCTTTGGTTATTTAATCTCGCAACGTGGAAAATATTTTGGTAAAGATAAAAAATTTTATTATGGAGAATATTTATTTACAATTGATTGGGCCCATCCGGAAAGTAATATCTTGGATACAGAGCATAGTGAAATCCCTGATCAACATAAGTGTGGTCACGTATTGGCTCTTGATAACGGCAATTATGCAATTCAGCCTAATAATCGTATTCTGTGGAACATTTCTAACTTTACATTTAATAGTGATATTCCAGACTATAACGTCCAAACTACAGAGTGGAACGTTGAAAATAAGAACTGGATTACAGAAGATACTGATAAAATGTTTTATAAAGTAAATGATAAAGAAGATTGATTTTAAGTTTCTCAATCTATAAAATACACACTTAAAATAAAAACTAACAACTCTTAATATTATGATGGTTAGATGTAAAAATTGTGGCCACGGGTGTCACTGCAGCGAAGATAAAATAGATTCAGAACATTACACACCTTTAATGGATTTATGTGAGTGTAAAAAATGTTTACACGAAGCTGAAAAAGAAATTGAATATGAGGAATGTTTATCGTGTCAATAATGGAGGGTGCCTATATGGAACCAGATATGAATTACAAGTTCACAGCTATTTTAATTGTAGCTATTTGTTTGTTAGCTGTTTTTGGTGGACCGGCTAG